GAGTAAAGTTGCAAGACTAATTGCAAGACTAATGGCGGCGATAGAAACACCTGATGATTTGAATCAGGAAGATGTTAATTGCCTACTTGAAGATGCACATATCGTCTTACAGGAGATTGAAAATGAAGACATTGCGTAAGAGTAACGAGTTCAAGAGAGTAAAAGATTCCACAGTAGCCGACCGCAAGGCAATCAGAAAACTGGTCGATAGTGGTTGGGCTTACTGTGATAAACAAACGTGGAAGAAGGAAGTTAGAGATAAGGATAAGAAGAATGAAGCGTAAGATTATTGGGACGATTGAATTTGTGACCGTGTGGACTTATATTGTTTTGGCTGTTTATGTTATTTTGGAGACGCGATAATGACGTGTGAATTTTTTGCTGTTGCCTTGTTTGCGATCATTTACGAGGGGCTGCTTGGCAATCTATAAGATTGTCTAGGCCCATCAAACCGGACTGGCCGCGTCCTACTCTGAACACAATTGACGTAAATGTCTATGGTGTAAGGACTTAGGACATCCGGGGCCGGGCCCGGGGACGTAAGTCCTTTGCTGGTAAGGGTTTACGACTATTTTGATTTTTTTTGAGTTTTTTCTTAATTTCCTATTGACAAATTGCCGATATATATTATAATGGGGGCATAAGAAGAAACGAAAACACAACACAAAGGAAACACACATGACGAAAAAAGATTTTCAAACAGTAGCCAAATCAGTTTCACTTGTTCAGGTTCGCAGCGATAGGTGGAAGCTGGCCGCTATGCTGGCCGATAATTTTGAAGCTATGTATCCTCGTTTTGACCGTGTTAGATTTATTGAGGCTTGCCAACCTAAATAAAAAAGTTTGAGAAAATTCCCATTTAGGGCTTGACAAAACTAACTTCTTATGGTATAATTAAAACATAACAAAGGCAACATTCAACCGGGGTAACCGACAGCACACTAACAAAGGAAAATTATGAACGACAAAACTTGGACATACAAAAACCACGACTGTAAAATTGAGTTCCACGCCGAGCCTGATGTGGTCAAGGCTTGGCACACGGTTACAAAGCCGAACGGTGAAACCGTATTTGCTGATATCTCACCCTACGACACCACGAAGGGTACAGTCAACCACTGGATTGACGCTGGCTACCCTAGCCGTGTTGGTGTTGGGCCGCTTCGGTATGAAGATTTGAAAAACATGATAAAAAGTTAAAGAAACCCCTTGACAATGACGATAAATACTGTATAATGAGAGTATAACAAGAACCAACCACGGTCTTACTGGAATCGAAAGATTAGGATTTAAGAATCACTGCATCGACCGGCTGAAGCCTAACAGCATAACAATGGCGGGACACAACCATAACACTTTTTGGAGATTTTGACATGAGTGACTACAGTAAATTTGACGAACAGCAGCACACAGAAGAAACATACAGCTACGAGGATCTGACCGCCGATGAGCGGCAGGAACTCAACGAGTGGCTGGAAGACACGGGCTACTGGGGGGACGACGATGATCAGGACTATGATCCTGATGCCCACCGGCTCGACTTCCTAAACTCAGAACTAGCAGAATATGAATATGACGATATTTTTTGAAACAAGTGCGTGATAACTGGATAAGAAAACCTCTGCGTCTTGGACATGTCAGTCCGCAAGTTAATTTGCTTTTCCGGTATCACAACCTACCCACGACGCTGGCGTGGGTGTCACTGTCCGAGGCATCGGGTCGCAGTGAATGAGAGTTGTGGTTCGATCCCCACGCTCACCAGCACCATACAATATGGCGGGATGATTGGTCTCGTAGGATGAGACACTGACAAGATTGACAACAAGACTTGGCTCATCGGACGCGATGGGCGAGAATGTTGCGGGGTTCTCAGACCCATTCGAGTTGGTGCCTACGTGTGCGGGGTTCGATTCCCCGTTCCCGTCGCCTAAATCAACGTAAACCCTTGCGGCGTAAGCACTTACGTCTCCGGGGGCCGGGTCCGGGCACATAAGTCCTTTGATACCAACGACTTACAACTATTTTGATTTTTTTTTGAGTTTTTCTAATGATTACCCTTGATTTATGTCGATAAATATAATATACTAATAAGGAGATTAGAATGATATATTTACTTGTAGCCGCGTGTACAATCGGATTTGTTGGTGCGGAAATTTTTAACAGAATTATCCTGAAAAATGTGGAATAGGGCTTGACAATCCCAACCAAGATGGTATAATTGAAGCATAAGAAGTTAACACAACACAAAGGAAAGCATAATGATTTACAGTTTTCACCAAAACAATTCCGGCGGTTACTATGATCTACCTGCTAAGAATATCATCGTGAAAGATGCACGCGATAGCGAACACGCAACAGAGATTGCGATTGCTGCCGGTATGTATCTGCAAGGCGTTTCGCTTGGTGTGGATTGCGATTGCTGTGGTGATAGATGGTATGGAATAGATCACGAATTCGATACGCTTGCCGAGGCAATTGCTGCTGCTAACGATGGCTATCGTGATAACGATAACATACCTCAGTATGTCGTCGTCGATAACTTGGACGTTGAAGATACAGTACTGGAGTAAGTAAATGAGAATGAGACGATGCCATATAATCCAGCTTGCTCAAGAGATGCAGCGGATTGAAAACCAAAAACAAAGAAAACCAAAGAAGCCAAAACGCAAGGGTATTCTTGCAAGGCTGTTAGGGATGAGACAATGATACCAGATAATATATTTCACTGGATTGTTGGTGACGATATGTCGCCGTGGTGGCTGTTATTGTCGGCTGCTGGGCTTGCTTATATTTTTTATGTTTCGCGAAAGGAACCGCAATGGTAAAGAAGGAATCTAGTACAAAAGTGTTTTTGCTGTGTCTGTTGGCGTTTTTCTTGGGTAGCCTGTTGGCCGGTTCCGTATTCGGATCGGTAGACTATAAGGATCGGTATGAACTCGAATATAAGTGGCCGGTTAAAAAGTCATGGCGTAAAATTATGCGAGACGTAATCAAACGCAAAAAACAGAAACCGCTTCAGTGGGATAATACAATCCCGATCCCGCTCTACGACGCTCCAGACTGGAAAAGGCGGAAGAACATCGCATGATGTCCTACCGTATCCTGTAGGAGTATAGTATATGGCAAACAGTCAGCCAGCCAGATTGACGTAAGTTGTTGTGGGATAAGCACTTACGAACAAAAAGGCCGCCGCCGGGCACGTAAACCATTGCCACGTAAGGACTTAGGACTATTTTGATTTTCTTTCGGGATTTTATCAAGATAGGGGTTGACATTGGACGATAATAATAGTATAATAAGAACATGAAAAGGAAAAAGTTATGAGTTTTTATTACCCACAAATGATCGCAAGCAAAATGAAAAAAGGCTTAACCAATGAAATCGAAATGTATGCTGAAATCAGTAAAGCTTTGCGTGAAGATGGAAATTCGAGAACCCAAGTAAACTACTACATGAATGTGGATGAAGATTTTATCCCAGATGTTTTACAATGTTACAAATAATAATTCAAGTTTCCGCTTGACATTGACGATAAATATAGTATAATAAAAGCATGAGTACAAGCCAATGGGAGTGGGAAGAAATGAGAAAACTGCACCACCCAGAAGAATTTACAAGTATGGCACAACAGCGAAGATTTGAGAGACTGAAAAATGGCATCAAAAAAGAAACCACAGCCGGTAGTGATGAGGAAGCGGGAAAGCAACACGATGACAATCGAGATGGGGAAAATCTCGGTGGGGCATCAGGGCAACACCCATCAGGTTCATGACAATCGACCGAAGCGAAGCAGAACACGTCAAGCACAACGTAGTGCATGGCAAAAAGAGTTTGTTTAACCAACCACTTGAAAGGTATGACTATGACTATTGAATTCGTGAAAGACAAAGAGACTAAAAACACCATTCGATTTACTGCCACTGGCGACGTATCGGGTAGCGTGTATGTTCAGAAGGATTCTGATTTGGCTAACGAAACAGTGATCTCAATGGAGATTGCAAAGTCTGAAGCCGCAGCGTAGTACGACAATAATCAGCAGCCCAGTTAAAGCCTCCTAGCCGTTAAGTCGGAGAAGGGTAATGGACAACGGCCTACGGGTCAGATGCTCCAAGGCGGTCATGGCTTCCCGTCCTGCTGTTATTTTGTCTTGTCTAAACAAACAAGACTTTTGCTATATAACGACAGCCAGCCAGTCAGCGAAAATTTTCAAAAAAGATTAAAGAATTCGCTTGACAACGCCGATAAATATAGTATAATAAGAGTATAAGTTTCACAACACTATTTTGGAGAGCGAGATGAAAGTCAAACAAGTCGTAGAAACAAAATTCGACAGCGTTTATATTGGATGGCGTGATGTTCAGTTCACAGACACCGCTGGTAATACGATCAATATCGAGATTACCGACAATCAGGTTCTGGAACTCGCTGAAGTTGTCAATGCAAAGCGTGATTCAATTCTAGAGGCACGAGCCGAAAAGGAAAACGAAGTTGAGTAAAGCACAAAAGCCGACTGTGGGAATCGGTACACAACTTCCCGCTGGTAAGGTTGTCGCCATCAAGAACGACCATGTATTGTTGGATACCAAAAAGGGTATCCAGAAGTTTAGTTTTTCTGAGATTGAAAGGTTGATTAAATGATGCAAGATCTTTATCACAAGCGTAATGAGCGAAAAGTCAACTTCCTGTACCCGAAGGGTGGGAAGAAAAATGTTCTCCGCAGCGTCAGAGGCGTAAAGCTGGCAAGCGGAACTGGGCCAAATGGACGGTACATCACCGTTCAGGAGGGTAACGGGCAGATTCGCTCACTGTCCGTTTCTAAGTGTGTCGCATCGTTGTAGCGACCTTTCGTGTTGTGTGGGAGGGGGATGCGGCTCAATCGAGACCGTGTCCCCTTCTTTTTATTCGGGGCCGTAGCTCAATTGGTTAGAGTACCGGACTGTCGATCCGGTGGTTGTGGGTTCAAGTCCCATCGGCCTCGCTGTAAGTGCTGACACAGTAAGGACTTAGGGTCTCCGGGGCCGCCGCCGGGGTCGTAAGTCCTTTGGTAGTAACGACTTACGTCAATTATCATTTTTTTCTGGTTTTTTCTTAAGTTTGGGGTTGACAACGCCGATATATACTATATAATGAGAACATAACCTAACCACGAAAGGATCAGGAATGAACGTCGAACACAACCCCTACGAAGACCTGCCCGAAGGTCTCAATCTGCTCTGTCAGTGTGAACGCACCGCAACCGGCACAGTGCTGGTTCTGCGAGTCCCTAAGCATGTGACACCATCGGAATTCCCGCAATGGTGTGTTGACAACGTGCCGCTTGGGTTTCATCCGGCAGAAGTGGCAATCGCAACCGATGAACAATGTGAAGCAATGGAGTACTAGACAATGGATGACGCATGGGATGACTGGCTGGATCACTGGACAGAATTGTGTGAATATGTTGAAATTCCGCAATTAGAATTTGATGAGGAAGAAGGATACCCAGAAGGGTATTGGGATCTTTTTGAGAAAAGTTAAAGATTCGACCTTGACAAAGCCGATAAATATGATATAATGATAGAGTAACACACACGAACACGGAGCGAATCACAGTGTTGAAGTATTCAAAAGCAAACGCAAAAACCGAAGCCCTGAAAAACGTCGATGAGTTGAAACCGTTTCTACACGGTCGTAAAATCTACTCGTTTGACCTTCTCAGTGGGTACTCTTGCCCATTTGCCCATGACTGTCTGTCCAAAGCCGTAGCCGATGAAAACGGCAAGCGGACAATCAAGGACGGAAAGCATACGAAGTTTCGCTGTTTCTCAGCATCTCAGGAAGTACAGTATACCAACGTATACAATTCACGCAAGCACAACTTCGATATGTTGCGTGGTGAACACCTGAACGATATGACGCATATGCTCAATCAATCAATGCCCGATAACTTGGGTATTTGTCGGATTCATGTTGCGGGCGACTTTTTCAGTGCTGACTATATGTTTTCATGGCTTACAATGGCTATGATGCACCCGACGCGATTGTTTTATGCCTATACGAAGTCGCTAAAATACTGGCTTCATCATATGGCGTGGATAGACCAAGTTGACAATTTTATCTTGACCGCTAGTTATGGTGGTCGTGATGATGAACTAATCGCAGAGCATGGTTTACGTTCCGCTAAGGTTATATTCAGTGAAGCCGAAGCCGGTGACCTTGAAATTGACCACGACGATTCACACGCGGCACGTCCTAGTCTGAAAAATCAGGACTTTGCATTACTGATTCATGGAACTCAACCAAAGGGTAGCGAAGCCGCTACCGCACTCAAACAACTAAAGGGAAGGGGAAGTTATTCAAGAAAGAAATTAGCCGCAATCTAGGGGAAACCATATGGCGTATATCATTATTTTTTTAGGTGCAATTTTTCTCACACTACTATCGTTAGGAGCGACAGAATGAAAAGTTTAGTTTTATTTAGTTACAAGCAGCCGGTCGAAGGTTCAAAATTCCGTTGGGGCGTTCTACAGTCTCGACGTAATACAGAAAAGCAGCCGCTTAGTTGGGATACGGTTACGGGCATGTACCGTAAGCATGACCCTGAGTTTAGCCGGTCGCGTGACCTTGACACAGTAAAAACTCGTGGCGGAGTTAAGGCGTTCTATCGCGAGCGTCAGAAATGGGGAATTCGGATTCCTTTTGTGGGTTCTCTGGTTTCGCCGTTCCTACCGGCTTAAGTTTCCGTGTTGTGTTGAGCCGGTAGCCCCTGCGACGATAAGTGCAATGGGGTTGCCGGTTTTTAAATCGTCGTAAGTTCTTATGCCGTAAGGACTTAGGGCGGCCGGGGCGGCACTTTTTGACGTAAGTCCTTGTATATCAACTACTTACAACTTTTTAGGTAAACTCATGATTTAGTGTAAAGTTTTTCCTTGACTTTTGACGATATATATAGTAGAATGGAAGAGTAAGACACTGACACACACAAGGACGACGACATGAACAAGCCGTTTTGCGAAAAGAGCGTTGAGGTTCTGGAGCATATTGACCCGACCAAGCCGGTGCGGGTGTATCGCAACCTGCACAAAAAATGTGTAAGCGTGAGACAGGGGGGCATTGTCAGATGCCATGCAACGAATGTCGTACTTAAAGATTGCCGATTTATCGTGTCTGAAGCCGGGCAAAAACGAGTTCGGGCAGAGGGAAAGAAGAATGTCCATGCGTTCATCGAGGGTTTTGTTCAGGACGCACGAAAGTCGTTGGAGCTGTTGGACTTTGGCTGGCACGCGGTTTACTACAACCCCTACGAAACGGATCGTTGGGTGATGTCTAACTATTGTTACGATGTATACGTGGATAGAGCACAGTGGGTAGATGTGTGGTGCGACGAAGTTACTGGCGATGTTCTGGCTTTTAACTTGACATACCAAAAAGATATGGTATAATATAATACAACAACACTTGGTAAAGGAGAGATGATGCGTTACACGAAAGTGGTAGACTTGTGGAATCACAACACGGCACATATGGTTAGAACTGGACAACTCAAGTTGCAGGCTGGCCAATGGGTGAAGTGTGGGCAAGAGCAACCTTCGCGTTTTGTGAAAATTCAGGACAGTGGGGTTATTGTTGCCGCACATCCTCAAGATGGAAACACACGCAAGAGGTTTAAGACTCTTTGCAAAATTTACTTGAAGACGAAAGGAAACTAAACATGTTGAAAGTTATCGCAACAGAATGTACTGAGCAGCAGCAAAAAGAAGATATGCCCGAACTAACACAATTACACGCTCGGGCATTGAAGACTGATATGATGTGGGAGTTCTTTGGCGGAACCCTCACGCTGCCAAATGGTCACAGGTATCAGGTAATCAATATCTAAAAGTTCGTAACCCCTTGTGGCTAAACGACTTAGCGACTTGGGGGCGGCCCGCCGGGCCGTAAACCCTTGCTGCCAAAGGACTTACGACGATTTAAAAAAAACAAAGAAAAATTAAAGTTTAGGGGTTGACATTGCCGATATATATATTATAATGGTGGTATGATAACAAACACAAAGGATGAAAAAATGACGAAGAGCCTAGAACCCCGATATGCGGTATGCCGACATTGCCAGAAAGACCATGAGCTGATGGTCAACATGGAAGACGTAGCAAGCTGGCAAGCTGGCGAGTATATTCAGGACGCGATGCCGTACCTGTCTGCCGGAGAACGGGAGCTTTTGATCTCCGGCACCTGCGATGACTGCTGGCAAGAAATGTTCGGAAATTGCGAATTCGACTAAGGTTTTGTCTTGACATTGCCGATAATTATTGTATAATGTAAGTGTAAGATTTATTTTCAACGAAAGGTTTTTGAGATGCAAATTCAAGCAAATGACGCCGCTGGTAAAATTAGAGAAGCGTTCGACTTCACTGTTGACAAGTTTCCGCTGAGTGGCCCAGATGGTATGCGTACCCCGTGGTATGCAATGTTCCGATCCGACACAGAAGAAGTTGTCGGTAAGGGTTCTGTAACTTCTAGATACGTTCCGCATCAAACGGAAGATGTGGTTGCGTTGTGTGATGCCGCCGCCGAGGCTTTCGATGGTGACATTGACGTAAGCTGCCATTTTCGTGATGGGCATTACGTTTCTATTCAGCCTACCAAGCATGAGCGTTTGAGCGTGTACGGTCAGAGTGATAACATTTGGCCCCGTGTAATCGTCAATGCTGGCTATGATGGTCGAGCGTTTGCGGCTACGATGGGCTACTATCGTGATGCGTGCAGAAATCTCGCCATGATGCGACAGGTGAGCGGGACAACCGTTTCCATCCGTCATACGTCTGGATTGCGTGGATACATGGACGAACTGATTTCCACCTTCAATACGCTCAAGGACTCTTGGAGCGGGTTGACTGATGTTATCATGCACCTGCAATCGTCCGAGGTTCAGATGGTGGACTTCCTGAATGAAATCTACCCACAACCGGAAACGGACGCAAGCAAGCGTGGCATTACGGTTCACAAGGATCGAACCGAGGCGATTTTTAAACGATTGCAATCTGAGAGATTCCGAACAGGTCGTCCAAGCATGGACAACACGTTCAAGGTTTCCGCATGGGAAGCGTTCAACGCTGTGCAGGGTTATGTTCAGCATGACGCCCAATCGAAAACCGGATTCAAATCTGACTTCGACAGAATCCTGCGAGCCTCACGGGATGCAAACGTCCGTAAGGCTGAAAAGCTGGTTCTGGAATTGGTCGCCTAACCGTCCTTTCGTTGTGTGTGTCCCTGCCGGTGGGGTTTTCCCTGCCGGTGGGGTTTTTCATATCGAAAGGGGGTAGCGGGTGAGTATTGGAAAACTAATTTTATTGGCGTTTTTATCTTCGTTGACGTTGGGACTATTTCACGAGTGGCTCAGGAAAAGGTTGTAATATGTTTAGAGACGAGACAGATCGACAGATTGTTTTAGTGGCCCTGCAATATCTCAGAGCCGATTGTGATGAAGACGATGCGAGCGACTTGGGGTTTTCGTCGGTGGAGAATTTAGAGGGGGCGGTGGGTGATGTGGTAGAGTGGATTGAACTTAATTTGTAGTAAACCCTTGTGGCGTAAGGACTTACGTCGCCGGGGGCCGCAATTTTCGTGCCAAACCCTTGCAAACTAAGGACTTACGTCGATTTTGATTTTTGTTGAACTTTACTATTGAAATATGCCGATGTATATGGTATAATGGAGATAGTGTACCTTCTACCCTTACTGGAGAGCAAATCTTGCCCAGAATACCCCCCTTCTTTGTCCTGCCCCATCTTTGCAGAATCGTTTTCAATAGTGACAGTCAGCCAATTTCAGAGTTGTCGCGTCTCATCTTTTAAGATTAATTAGCCATGCGTGCCAGCCAGCCGTTTTTAATCTTGTCGCATCTAAATACTTAAGAATGGTGTCAATGGTGACAGTCAGCACTTTTTGTTACATTTCGTAGGCACTTATTTTTAAATGCCGACATTTTGTAACTTTGTCCCACCCAAATACTTAAGAATGGCGGACATGGCGACAGTCAGCGAGTTTAGTGTTTTATTGCTGGCCGCCGAGGAAGAATAAAATAAGAAATGCCTGCACTATGCTCAGTGAGATTATAGCAGCATAAGCGAACTTCTTATTAACTTGATATAGCCAGAGAATGATGGCCGCTATAAGCCAGAGAAATGCCATCTTTAGGGTCATAAAAAGAGCAACAGACCCCGCGTCGGCTTCTATGAGCACAACGCCCAGAGGGTTCCACTCAAATTGGAGAATGGAGTCCTGTAGTTTAATTGTGAGGTAATGATCTAATAGGCTAACTAATAGTATCCAAATAAAGCCCCACAGTATAATCTTATCATAATATAATTTGTACATTTTAGGCAGAGAACGCTTTTATAAAGTTCTTGACTCGCCCTACGTTACTACCGTTGATCGGGCATATAATCAGCCTTCTGGTATTTTTGAACTTTCCTACACCTGTACCCCAACAAATTACTCCTATAACCTTGCCGTTATAAATAATCGGGCCGCCACTATCCCCTTGTATTGCCCATGAAAAGACAATTATTCCGTCATTTCCCATTGGGCTACCAGCATACACGGCACTCCAACCTCTAAGCTCCCCTGTGCCATAGCCAAATAAGTTCACCGTCGAACCTGCTTTGGGTAGTTCCGAGGAAAACTCTAATGGGGATATCTCATCTGGTATTAAAGCACGGATCAATCCGACATCATTATATCTATCTGACCCTATAGGCATCTTAACAGCGACAGTATTTTTTATAGTGCTATCGCCATTATTAAATTTTACGACAAATAAATCATTCGAGCTTTTAATTACATGAGAAGCAGTTAAAATCAGCCCCACATAATACTCTGGATACTCTTCGCTGTCCTTGATAAACTTAATTACTGATCCGCTACCACCCACGCCAGAAGATGATCCAAGTCTAACAACACTGTTATGATAATTGCTAGCTGGTGACTTCGGCCAGATTTCGGCAGAAAGACTTTGTGAAGTAAAAAACACACAGGAAAAAATAACCGCTAAAGTTTTTATAGCCTTCATGGTGCGACCTTTCGTTGGGCATTGCGTTGCTCTGAAAGGTTATACGCACTTTATTTTTCTGATTCTATTTCTTGAAACATATCATCCCAATAGTATTCTATAATGAGTCTAACAATAAAGACAATTACCTGTTGTGCAAGCCAGACCCATATGAAACTTGGAACGAACCACGCTTTTTCTTCATCACGGGGAGGAACCTTCTTTTTGATGTATTTAGATAATTCAATCCTGCACTCTTTTGCTGTGTCTAGTTCAGGGTCTGTTTTCCATTCCTCTAGGTCAAACCAATCTTGTGCGGCATCATATACTTCGTCCGAAAAGCTAATTGCACTACTGCCATATTGCCTAGAGCCAAACTTCTTTGACACACGATCTTGAAAGACTGCCCTGTCAATTTGTATGCTCATATGTTATCTCCACTAACCTTTTCTAGATTTCCTGCCAAAAGGCCGTAAGGCCATAGCATAAATCAGAGACTTTTTTGATTCTAATGAGTAAAAGAATTGAATCCGTCCGAATATACACCTTATATTAGTCTAAAAACAGTCCAAATGGGTCAACAAAAATCCAACTTGAGTGCTTTTTTGTCCAGATATTTAACTTCTAGAGTCAACTTCATGGCCGGGATAATCAAGTAATTACTTATTGCGGCCTGAAGAGGTTTTAAACGAGAATTTTCTATCCCTCACTCCTAACGATTTTCTGATGTATTCTTGTATATGTTCTATTATGTATTATCGGTATGTGCGTGTGGTGTCTTTAATATATTATACGCTATTTTTCGTGTATGTCAAGTATTTTTCCAATTTTATTCTCTCAGCAGAAATAGGTTTCTAACTATCCTCATATATGTGTTTTTCTGGTACAACACTGCCGATTATGTAGCAGACAAGCAAGGTCGTAAATCTCGACCATAGGAGAAAAAGGAATGTTTATGGCAAAAAAAAGAAAGAAAAATAAAGAAAAGCTCCAGTGTATCGACTGTGACAAGGAAACTACTGATTTTTACAAGATTCCAACGAACAGGGGCAGCATAGTCAAGTGTGCAAAGTGTTATGAGCTATGGGTTTGGAGGTCAACAAGAATGAACTACGGGCAGTCAACTATCAACAAGCCCAGTAACTGGGACGATTAAGTTTGTGTATAATATAGAAAGGAATGTATAATGCCCACCAGTGAAAAAGAAGCGGCAAAAATATGCGAGATAATTAATGATTTCCTAACGCAAGAAGATGCTAAAGAGATAACAGAAAGACTAGATAAGGAGGTGGGGCAAAAAACCACCAACGATTCCCTCAAGGTTAGTCTAGCCATGCTTAGACAATTGTATGAGCGATAAAATGGCGAAAAGTCTAAAGTTTGGACTTGACAATGCCGATAATTGTGATATAATTAAAGACGTGTCTCCGCTATCGACAAAGACTCAGAAAGGAACTATCATGCAGATGACCAAAGAGTACGAGGCAGAACAGCTTGACTTGGCGATTCGTTACTACGAGGAGAAACTAGAAAGAGCATGGAGTTGGATGGAGGCTCTCAAGATCGAAGAAACAATCAAATCCCTGTCGTCAAGATTGAAGGAGATACAAAGTGTCCAAAAAAGACGAGTTCATAAAGCATCTAGAGATAGCACTTGATATGCTTGATCGTATTGAGGGGACAACAATATACCAGATACAAAAGAGGGCTATGGGGTGGACTGACAAGGAGTATGCCAGAATGCTCGAAGACTTGGCTCTATTTCTACTCCAAGTAAGACAACGGGGAAAAAATAATGAGTGACTCCCAAAATATTTTTGAAAAACCTAAAGTCTGGGGTTGACATTGACGATAACTATGATATAATAAACGCATGAACATATTTATACTAGATAAAGACATGACCAGATCAGCACAGTATCACGTAGATAAGCATGTAGTCAAGATGCCTCTGGAGACTGCTCAGTTGCTCTGTACGGCTCGTCATGAGCTTACAGGGGACGCTGACACCATTCCCTATCGCAAGACACACACAAACCATCCATGCAGTGTGTGGGCTAGACAAAGCCTTGCTAACTATACTTGGCTATGTGATTTAGGCATAGCTTTGTGTGAGGAATATACATATAGATACGAGAAAGTACATAAGTGTCAGGCTGTTATAGAGGATTGTATAAAAAATACTCCTGAACCAAACGTATTTGAATACCTTGAACTTACGCCATTTCCACAAGCTATGGATGATGAGTACAAAATGGATGACCCAGTGTTGGGATACCGCAACTACTACAAGCATGGCAAAGCACACCTGCATAGCTGGAAGAATAGACCAGTGCCACATTGGATTATTTCAAAAAAACCTAAAGTTTGCACTTGACATTGACGATAACTAATGTATAATGGGGTTATCGAAACCAACTACGGGAGATTGAAGATGAGTCATAAAGTAACAATCGAACTGGAATTTGAAGCCCAGAATGGTGACACTGATGGTGAACAAACTGTTCTCGACATTGATGTCTACGATTATCTTGAGGAACTTATTGCAGACGGGAGCCTAGACTATACAGTAACGTCTGCCAGCGGATACACCTACGGAGTTCTCAGGTACAAAGACTTTGCTAGTAGCGACAACAATCCTATTGACTGGAAAGCATCCGATGAATAACAGCCCCCGATGCCATGCTATTTATAACAACCAAAACATAAAGAGTCTTGCAACCACTGTTGCATATGCGATGGATTATGATGACCTAGTTGCTATTGCATACGAACAGCTACTGGAAACCTATCAAGAGTCTCCAACGGATTTCGAGTTAGACTGGAATTATTTTGAAAGACTAAAGAAAAAAGATGAAGAATCATAAGTGTCGCATCCCTACCACTAAGACTCAGACAGAGGAGTTTGAAAAACTTTTAGGAAAATCTAAAGTTTCCTCTTGACTTCGACGATAACTATAGTATAATCGAAGTATCGCCCAATCGACGGGCAACCAACCAACCAACCACAAAGGATTAGAAAAATGAAACTGGACACCACACCTCAAGATGTTGCTGTTTCTGGCAATTTTGAAACTACTGCCTTTGGCATGGAAGCGTCAGCACATGCCTTTGACATCATTGCAGACAAAATCTATACGCACAAGGTTCGTGCTGTCGTCAGGGAAATCAGTTGTAACGCTCATGATGCCCATGTAGAGGCAGGCAACCCCGAACCGTTTGATGTACATCTTCCTACCCAACTAGAGCCACACTTCACAGTCAGGGACTATGGAGTTGGACTCAGCGACGATGACGTTCGGTTTATTTTCTGTAACACATTCAAGTCCACCAAGCAAGGCACTAATTCCCAGATCGGGTGCTTGGGACTGGGCAGTAAGTCACCGTTCTGCTTGGCAGATAGCTTCACCATCAAGAGTTGGCATGGCGGCATGTGTCGCACCTATTCGTGCTACCGTGACGAGCACAGAAAGCCCAACGTGGCTCTCCTCACAGAGACTCCAAGCGACGAGCCAAACGGAATCGAGATCTCTCTCGCTATCGAGGACAAGTCCTACGAGTTCGAGGAAGAGGCTGTAAGAGTCTTTCAGCACTGGAGTTACACTCCGAATCTCAACAGTCAGGAAGCGGTCAAGCAGATCGAAGAACGTCGATCCCGCTACAAGTTCGTTGGAGATGACTTCGGTCTTACTGCTAGCTATGGCGGCATGAAAGCCGTCATGGGGAATGTCGCCTACGACATTCCTGATGAACTGGACGAATTTGATACCGATGGGTATATTAAATTTGAGTTGGGAGAAATTAGCTTCGACGCTGGCCGAGAGTCTCTTAGCTTGGACGACCGAACAAAGGCGGCAATCAAGGCTAAATTTGAGCAAGTAAAAAATAAATTAGCAGATGAGGCGAGCCAGCAGATTGAGGCGTTGCCGACTGCTTGGGAGCGGGCTAATTTCGCCAATGAACTAGGAATGGGAAAACTCGGTCACTTCATCAAGGCCGATCTCTCCAAGTACGAAGTCCCTCGGACTACCGATCCTATGACGTACTTTTCAAGAAGCTATCGCTCAACCGACAAGAGCGAAACTACTCGTCTGCCTCTGGGAGAAAACGTCTCGTACTACGAATTTAAGCCCAGATTCCAGTCTCGCATCCGAAACTGGATCAAGGACACACATCGCCACACTCTGGTCTTGCTAACCAAAGAACAGATCAAGGAAACCCGTATCGACCAAGAGGTTATCCAAGACCTAGAAACGCTGCCCAAAGTCTACCGAAACACAGGTAGTTCGGGAGACACCGTTAAAACCTTCCTGTTCGACAGGCAGAATACTGGGTGGCGTAGGCATCGAGATTACTGGGATGCCAGTAGCCATGAAATTGATGGTAGCGAGATGGTCTATGTTGAGATCAATCGCTTCGAGCCTTACGGCAATAGCTGTGGAAGAATTTACGGTCTATCTTCTAACTCTGAAATCAAGAGAACTCTTCAAAAACTAGAGGCCGTTGGGATCAAGGTTCCTGTTCTTCATGGACTCAAGAGTGTGTACCTCAAGAGCAAGGGTTTTCAAAAGGGAAATTATCTTGCACTTAATGATTACATCGAGCGTGAAGTCAGCAAAATTGCCCCTAAGTCGATGCAGGAGTACAAACCCGCCCAGTGGGACATGATGAGGAAGCTCTCAAAACATATCAAACAAGAGGACGTAGATATGTGGCTTGAGATACAAGAGGACAGACCAAAGGAAGAGCTTCTCGAACTTGTGAGGATGTGCCGACTGGACATCGAGGAAGATACTCTCATGCAAGAGTTGCACGACGACTTCTTTGGACGATACCCAATGCTCGAATTTGTCAACGACTGGCAAGTCTCTGGTAGCCACCTCGATAATATTACTACAATTTCCAACTACATCGGAGGGGAGGTTCGTGATGAGAATGATGAAGAAGAAGCCTGAGCCTAAACAAATTAAAAAGAAACACGATAATATAAAAGAGGAAATGCCTCAAGACAAACTTGATAAGTTTTTGGAAGATAAGATTAGCAAGGAGGAAAGGAGAAAGATTACAGAAATTCGTGCCACCAATGTGTTTGACGATTTCTATCGTGTCAACGCATGGATGGAAGAATACAAGGACGAGAGTATATGTCCTAGAGTCTGGATTGGACACTCATGGTTTTTAAAATATGAAGACGGAAAGATTATTGACAAGACCATAGAACCAAAACCAGAAAAAGAAAAGATTTTTTAAAGTTAGCACTTGACAAACGTCGATACAGACGGTATAATAGAGTGCAGAGCAACCACAAAGTTTTTTACAAAGGTTAGAAAAAGATGCTTACTCACATTAAGGATGCGAACAATCACTGGACAGTTGTTATCGGTAGTCAGGCACATCAATTTGACCATACACACCCAGAGTATGACGGGTTGGTAGAGTGTGTCAAGACCGGCGACTCAGAAGCGTTTACAGAGTTGCTGGAAGTAGGAACAGTTATCGAGAACTGGAGCGAAGGGAATTTCTCCTTCAGGGACGGATACCTGTACTATGAAGAAGAACAGGTTGCGAGTCAGCCAACTGACAGAATTATCCAGCTTATCAAAAATGGCTGGGATCACAAGCCGATGCTGGCTTATCTTGATCGCCTGTATCAAAATATCAGCAATCGTGCCGTCACCGAGTCCTACAACTGGTGTTCCCATAAAGGGCTTCCAATTACTCCAGACGGCTATCTGGTTGGCTACAAGGGCGTGTCTGTGTACAGTGGACAAAACGCAACAGACAAGATGGATCGCCCGCTTCAGGACGGCGACTTGGTGGATAAATACACCGGAAATTCGTTCCGAAATAATATCGCAGACGAATGCACTATGAATCGTCGTCAGGTTAGCGACAACTGTGGGGATGGATGTGCTGCTGGCCTCCATGTGGGAACGTATGAGTACGCTTCTGACTGGGCTGGAAACGATGGCAAGGTTATTCTTGTCAAGTTTGATCCAGCCGACATCGTTAGCGTCCCCACTGACTGCCATCACCAGAAGATGCGAGTCAGCAAGTACACAGTGATCTCTGTAGCCAGAGACATTATCGAAGAAGAGGTGTACGAGTACGACAACATCGACGAGGCGGGAGAGTATGCCTACGACGACTACGAGGAGGGCGACTTTAATCTTGACTCAATCTAAAACACGGGGATATTTTCTAATCGTGGTTGGTTAGATCGCTGAGGGGGGATAAAAACAAAAACCTTTTATCCCCTCTCTTTTCTGCCCCCGTAGCTCAACGGATAGAGCAACAGACTTCTAATCTGTAGGTTGCAGGTTCGAGTCCTGCCGAGGGTACTTAAGAGGGACTGTAGCTCAGTGGTTAGAGCGTCGTCCTTATAAGGCGGTAGTCGTGGGTTCGATTCCCACCAGTCCCACTTCCAGTAACAAAAGGAATTACCAATGCCAAAACCTAAGAAGAAAATCAAAAGAGGAGCACCAACAAAAAACTGTCCAGAGTGCAGCAGCACAAGCCACGCACGATCTAGCACATGCAAGAAATGCGGCTATCAATTTTATATCAGCAAAAAAAGACTGAGGGAAGAACAAGCGGCTAACTGGCAAGAACTTAAATCCGGTGACGTAATTAAATGTCTAATAGGTTCTGGGCCATATTTCTTAAGCAGGGAGAGAGTTGGTGAAAAGATATACATGGGACATAAGGGAACATTTGAAGTAGAAGAAGTGGTTTACACAAACAAAAAGAACTGTGGGATTTTAGCCAGAAAGGTGTACCCAGCAGGCAGACGAGGAATGGTGAGAGAATATATCTACATGGGGGAATCTCATTACGACAAGGATCTCGGAATTCACAGAGAGGCTCATAAGATTAGGGTAGTAAAGAAAGATGGCTAGGTAGTCCAATAGGCAGAGACAATGGACTTAAAATCCATCAAGTGTGGGTTCGAGTCCCACCCTAGCCACTTTTTACTTGACAAACAGAAATCGTGTGGTATAATTAGAACAGGTTGCGAGTCAGTGATGCAGATGACCCTAGTTATTATTGTCGCTGTCGCAGGAATTTTTTCATTTATTGCAGACTGGAAGGGTTGGTTTGGCAAAAGTCCTGACCGAACCGACTGGAG